GAGGGCGTAGCCGTGGATTTAATAAGAGAAACTATTCGGTATGACGGGGGAAAAGGCCGCCTTGTCTGGGCGCGTTCCCGTGGTTTTATCCGTGCCGGAGAGGTAGCGGGGGGAATGGTTAACGGAGCTATGTACGTTACGCTGGACGGAACGCGGTACTTAGCGAAGGATATCGTATGGTACTTAGTTCGCGGTCAGTGGCCTAAGTCAAGGCTGCACCACCGTAACGGGGATAGGGCCGACGTTAGTATCGAAAACCTTACGTACGATAGAAATAAACGGAAGGCGGCGTCGGACGAGGCGGACTTCGGTATCCGTATTAGCGAGTTCGGTTATACTGTAGTTAAGTTATCCGGCGGCGACGTAGAGGTCCTGGCGACCGAACCAGGGCTCGATAAGGCGCTAAACACGCTTAAGGGGGCGATATTATGTTCGGAGTAGATAATCGAGATATACGGGAACTGGAACGAGACCTTAAGACGTTCGCTAATAGAGCGTACCCGTACGCAACGCGGCAGACGCTAAACGATACGGCATTCCAGGCGCAGAGAATCGCCCGGGAGGACGTCCGTAACGATATGGTCCTCCGTAACCGTTTTACCGTCCAAAGTATCCAGGTAGACCAGGCGCGTACGCTGGCCGTTAGTAGGCAGGCGGCGACCGTGGGCTCTATCGCGGATTATATGGAGGACCAGGAGTTCGGGGCCACGAAAGCGAAGAAGGGCTCGGAAGGCGTAGCGATAGCGACGTCGTATTCTGCAGGGCAAGGCCAGGACGCCCAGCCACGTACGCGGCTACCGCGTAAGCCCAATAAGCTCGCGAATATCCAGTTACGTAACAAACGGCGCCAGGGTAGCAGCCGTAAGCAGCGTAATTTAATCGCGATTAAGCAGGCGGCCGAGGGCGGCCATAAGTTCGTATTCCTAGACCTCGGGCGACGTAAGGGTATCTTCCGCGTAACAGGCGGCAAGCGTAACCCTAAAATCCGTATGGTCCACGACCTAACCAGGCAGTCGGTAGTAATCCCTAAGAACCCATGGCTTAAGCCTGCGTTCGACGAAGCAGCGCGAATGGTGCCGGCCTTCTACGCCGACGCGCTCCGCTTCCAGGCGAGACGTAACGGCCTGTTCCGCTAGCGGCCCGTAGCCGCTCCGAGGCGGCCAGAAAATAAAAGGTACTGCGGGACCCCACCCCCTAGCCCGCAGTTTTGATTCGACCGCGCAGGCCTCGCACAGAATCGGACTTTTCGCGGCGCTTTGCATTCGAGGGGAGGGGCGCTATAATCCCCTATGCCATGCAAAATTTAATTTCTAAATCCAAATTCGCCCAGATGGCAGGCGTTAACCCTTCTACAGTGACGCGGCTAAGCGAAACCATTCTTAAGGCGGCTATCGTCGGTAAGAAGGTCGACTCCGCCCACCCAGACGCGGTTAAGTACCTGCAGGATAGGGAGCGAGAACAGACTCCGCCGGCTGCTACAGGCCTCGACCCGCTCTACGAAGAAGCGGTCGCAGCTTGCGACGCAGCGGGCCGGTACTCGATAACATTCGTACAGAAGGCGTTACGAGTGGGGTATAACCGCGCCTCGAAGTTAGTCGGCGTTATGAAGGCTAACGGCCTGGTCCCAGACCCGGAAGGCGAGAAAGTAACGCTTACGTCGGAAGAAGCCCCACCCGTGGTTATGGATAAAGCGGTCGCCGAGCGCCTGGGGCTACTTGGCGGAAAGCCACGCGGCCAGGCTGCGGTTAAGGAGGCGAAGAAGCGCTCCGCACCGCCGGAGGATTACGTCTTCGAAGTGCCGGAGGATATCCAGGCGTTCGCCGATATGACACTCCGCGAGCTGGTGGAAAAGTTCGGTACCGACGTACGCTTCCTGGATTGGTTGAAGGCCACAAAGGCTATAGAGGATATCAACGAAAAGCGCCTTAAGAACGCGCAGACGAAGGGCGAGTTAGTTAGCCGCTCACTGGTTAGGGTCGGCATAGTAGAGCCCATAGACTCGGCCCATATTAAGTTACTTACGGATGGCGCGAAAACTATCGCCAGGCGTTCTACGGCCATGCACGACGCCGGCCGAGACCTGGAAGATATCGAGAAGTTCGTCGCCGACCAGATATCGAGCTTTATTCGCCCGGTTAAGGCGAAGGTAGCGAGGGCGTTAAAGGATGCCTAAACTAGAAACACTTGGCGCCGACTGGATTATCGAGCAGGTCGGGGGGCTTACGGACGAGATACACCACGTAACGCCGGCGCAGTATAACGAGGAAAACCGCTACTTACCGGAGTCGGTTACCTCTATCCCTGGATACATTCGCTACGACGTTAACCCGTTTATGCGGGAAATTGTCGATTGCTTCGATATCGATAGCCCGGTCCGGGAAGTGAACCTTAAGAAAGGCGTACAGATTACCTACTCTACGGTATTGGAATCTGGCGCCCTGTACTTTATGGGTCACGTTAAAACGCTGCCTATCATGTATATGACCGCCGATAAGGAGCTCGCAGCGGCGCGTATCGAGAATAACTTCTTACCGATGCTTAACCACTCCGGGTTAGCGCATATTATCCGCAGTAGCGACGAAGGTAACAGCCGTAAAACCGGTAAAACGGCGAATCATTTACAATTCGAGGGGGGCGGTTATCTGGTCCCGTTCGGCGCGAAAAACGCCGACAAAATGCGCTCGTACTCTATCGCCGTGCTACTTAAGGACGAGGTCGACGCCTGGCCCGATACAGTCGGTAAGGACGGGGACCCGGACGCGCTAAGCGACGACCGATGCTCGGCCTACTGGGAGCGCCGTAAAATATTCCGGGGGTCCACCCCGCTAATTAAGGGTAAATCAAAAATCGAGGCGGCCTTCCAGCGCGGCGACCAGCGTATCTACCGCGTATTGTGTAAGGCCTGCGGATTCCCCCAGGCGCTACGCTGGCGTACGGTAGATAAAGACACCGGCGTTATCGGCGGTTTCCAGTGGGAGACGGATAGCGGTATCCTGGTCCTGGAATCCGTCCGCTATTGTTGCCAGAACTGCGGCGAACCTCACTACGAACACGATAAGGAGCGGCTATTCTCCGAGGACCACGGGGCGCACTGGCACCCGACGGCCAGACCCGTAGAGCCCGGTATCCGTTCCTACCATCTACCCGCGCTTTACTCGCCTATCGGTATGCAGCCCTGGTATAAGTGCGTAAGCGCCTACCTCCGTGGCTTTGACCCTGTAGAACAGAAGGTCCGCGATATTACTAAGTACCAGGTATTTTATAACAATATCCTGGCGGAGCCGTTCGAGATAATGGGCGCTAAAATTCGCTTTACCAGCGTATCGGCGCACCGGCGCGCGGTTTATCGTCTCGGCCAGATACCGAACGAATACGCGATTAAGAACAGCGGCTCGCCTATCCTGTTCCTCACTTGCCAGGTCGACGTACATAAAAATAACCTGGCCGTATCGGTCATGGGCTGGACCCGCGACGCTAAATGCTACGTGGTAGACTACTGGCGCTTTGAGGTCGAAGGCGACGCCGACGACTGCAGCGAATTAAGTAGTCCGGTATGGGGGCGCCTGCGAGAGCTTATCGAGGAAACCGTCTATACGGCCGACAACGGCCGGAAGTACCGGCTAGCGCTTACGCTAATCGACGCCGGCTACGCTAACGATACCGTTACTAATTTCTGTGCGGACTATGCCGCCGGCGTCTATCCTATCCTGGGCCGCGACCGACCAGGTAAGAACCAGACTATTAAGGAGTTCGCGGAATTCCGGACCCAGTCCGGTACCGTCGGCTATCGTATCCTGGTCGACCACTATAAGGACCGGCTAGCCCCGGTACTACGTAGGGAGTGGGCCGAGGAAGCCGGCGAGCAGAAGGCATACCACTTTAACGCACCCGTGGATATCACGGATAAGCAGCTTAAGGAGCTTACCGTCGAGACCCGCCGCGAGAAGCAGGACGATAAGGGTAATACGGTTTACTATTGGTACCGCCCTGGTAATGCTCGTAACGAGTTGTGGGACTTGTTATGCTACGGCCACGCCGGCGTAGAAATCCTGGCCTGGGCTATCTGTATCCAGCACTTCGAATTAAAAACGGTAGACTGGCCGACCTTCTGGGATTACGCGGAAAGCCCGGGTACGGACGACATATTCGGCCGCGTCGCTTAATATTTTGCTATTTATTGGCCAGGCGGTATACTGTACGCTACTAATACCAGATTATTTTAACTACCCGAGGGCGGGGCTATGTAATGGACGCAGCTTTCCTACAGGCACGAATTGACGCGACGAAAGCGCAAATTATAGCGTACGAAGACGCGGCTACGGCTTTGGCTAGTGGCGGCGTACAGTCGTATACGCTTGATACCGGGCAGAGCCGCCAGACCGTTACCCGTCTCGACCTTGATAACCTGCAAAAGACTATAGACTCCCTCTATAACCGACTGGCTACCTTAGAAGCCCGGCTTAATGGGAGCGGAACGATAACCGCGAGGCCAGCATGGTAAGTCTAAACCCGCTTAACTGGTTCCGCAGTAAAGACGCGGAAACGAATAGCAACGTAACAGCCGTAGACGAGCTGGACCCGTTCGCCTATTCCGGGCAGACTGCTTTTTCTCCCTGGGAGTCGTCTATCTTCGACGGCGGTAAATTTTTCGGGGGCTTCGGCCCGACACAGATACAGCTAACCGACTACTGGACGCTACGCGCCAGGTCCGCCCAACTATTTAACGAAAACCTCTACGCCCGTGGCCTTATCCGTCGCCTCGTTACTAACGAGATAAATACCGGTTTAACTCCGGAAGCGGCGCCCGACGAGCAAATTATCGGCGTAGCGGAAGATAGCCTTAACGACTGGACCGAGACGGTAGAAAACCGCTTCGGTATCTGGTCAAAATCTCCGGAGCTATGCGACTGGAAAGCTACCTCGACTTTTGGGGCTATCCAACGCGCGGCCCGCGCCGAAGCACTCATTAGCGGCGACGTCCTGGTCGTACTGCGCCAGTCCCAGCGTACTAAATTACCTATGGTACAGCTCGTTAGCGGTAGTAAAGTCCAGACGCCATTAGGCGGCGAAGTTAATATCCGGAAAGGCCACATAATCCGCCACGGCGTTGAATTCGATACCGTAGGGCGAGTAGCCGCGCACTGGATTAAACAGGACGACGGTAGCTCGAAACGTATACCGGCATTCGGCGAGAAGTCCGGCCGCCGTATCTCCTGGCTGGTTTACGGGTCCGATAAGCGACTCGACGACGTTCGCGGCCAGCCGTTGCTATCCCTGGTACTGCAATCCCTTAAAGAAATCGATCGTTACCGCGATAGCGCGCAGCGTAAGGCCGTTATTAACTCCGTCCTCGCTATGTTTATCGAGAAGACGGAAGACAAAGCCGGCACCCTTCCGGTAACTGGTGGCGCGGTCCGCCGCGATAAAGCGACGACGACTGATAGCGACGGGAAAAAGCGCTCGTTTAATATCGCTAACCAGATACCAGGCTTAGTAATGGAAGAACTACAGACCGGAGAAAAGCCGGTCGGATTCCATAGCCAGGGTACCGACGTTAATTTCGGTACGTTCGAAGAAGCGATTATCCAGGCCGTAGCGTGGGCGAACGAAATACCGCCAGAAATACTACGCCTAGCCTTTTCGAATAATTACTCGGCGAGCCAGGCGGCTATTAACGAATTTAAAATCTATCTTAATAAAGTCTGGTCGGACTGGGGCGAAACTTTCTGTACTCCGGTATACGTGGAATGGCTGCTTAGCGAAACGCTACTGCAGAAAATCCGCGCGCCAGGTCTACTCGATTCCTGGCGGGACCCGCGTAAATACGATATTTTCGGCGCGTGGGTTTCTACGGATTGGTACGGCTCGATTAAGCCTTCTACCGATATGCTTAAGCAAGCTAAAGGCTCTAAAATGCTGGTGGACGAGGGCTGGTCGACTAACGCCCGCGAGGCCCGTATTACGACCGGGACAAAATTTTCTAAGAACATTAAGCGGCTTAAGCGCGAAAACGAGCTTAAAGTCGAAGCAGCTAGGCCCCTGGCGGAGTTCCGCGCAGAGTTCGGCGACCAGGTGGCGGAAGAAACTATCGGAGCCCTGGACGGTCCGGAGGAATTGGAAGCTATGCTCGACGAGTATTTAGAAGAAAAGTGGCTCGTAAATGCTGGATAAATTGACGGCCGCCGTAAAGCAACTTTTAACCGATAACCGCGACTTCTCTACCAGGCTGGAACGTCTGGAAAAAGTTAAGCCGGCCGTCGTTAATGGCAGGGACGGGAAAGACGGAAAGGACGGCGTTAGCCCGGATATCGAAACTATCGTCGCCGCCGTTGTTAATGAATTACCGGGGCCGGAAAAAATCGATACGAAAGCTATCGTTAACGACGTCCTGGCCCAGATTCCAAAGCCACGCGACGGGCGGGACGCGCCAGCCGTTAACGTATCAGACGTAGCGGCTATCGTACTGGCTAAAATCCCTACGCCTAAAGACGGAAAGGACGGCCATAACGGCCCAGACCTGGAAACCGTCGTTAGACGAGTTAAGGCCCAGGTAAAAGACGGCAAGCCCGGCGAGCGTGGGCCGAAAGGCGATAAAGGCGAGCCGGGTAAAGACGGCGTTAGCGTTACAGACGTCCAGCTTAAAAATAACGAGCTATTCGTCTGGCTTGATGGCGTTAAGCGCGCCGTCGGTAAAATTAAAATGCCGGCGGTTACAGCTCCGTTTAGTCCTGGCAATGGCGGCGGCGGAATACCTAAGCTACCCGACGATATCGCGCGTATAGGCCTTTTTGACTATAACGACCTGGCTACCCAGACCACGCCGATAAATATACCTTCGGGGCCCGTTTACTAAGCGGGAGTTTGCGCCTAAAGGCGTCGGCGATATCTGGGACGCGGATAACGGCGTCTTCGACTGGACCGCTTTAAAAGCCGGCGATATGGTCGACTTACGTTTAGACTTAAGTATCACAACAACCAGCCCGAACCAGACGGTTATAGTAGAACTTTTAGTCGCTATAGGCGGCTTCGAGTATACCGTCCCGTTCGTGCAAGCTAACGTAAAAACCGTAGGTACGTACCCGGTTAACCGGTATAACGGTATTTACATGGGCGACGATAATACGTTACTTAATGGGGCTAAATTCCGTGTACGCTCCGACGCCCCCGCTACTATGGTAGTAAACGGCTGGTACTGTAAGGTACTGCTACGCGGGTTAAGTTGACGTTATTTTGACGACGAGGGCAACGTCTAGTAATATGCTACGAAACAGGAGATTAACCCAATGTGGCTATTAGAATCCGCCGTCCGGAAGGCTTTAGAGCAGGCCCAGAAAGCCGGCGTTACGCCTTCGGTCGAGCAGCAGCAACAATTCGAAGCGAGTCGATATAGCGCAGAGCAGGCTATCGGCTCCCGTATTTTAACCCTGGCGGGACGTAGCGCCGAGGTATCTATTAGGGGTGTAATTACGAAAACGCCTAGTTTTCTGGCTATGCTTTTCGGCGGCGGTAACACTACCTACCCGGAAATTATCGCGGCCCTGGCAGAAGCGGAGCGCGACGATAACGTCGAGGATATTACGCTCGCCATTGATAGCCCGGGGGGCCACTTCGACGGCCTATTCGATACCCTGGCCGCTATCCAGTCCACCAGCAAGCCGGTAAAAGCCGTTATTTCTAATCTCGGCGCGTCTGCAGCGTACGCTATCGCCAGCCAGGCGGACGAGATTATCGCGTCTAACCGTGCGGCCCGTATCGGCTCCGTAGGCGTGGTCGCCACGTTCTACAATGACGAAAACGAAATTAGCATTACCAGCACGAACGCGCCGAAGAAACGCCCGGACATTACCACGGAAGAAGGTAAGGCCATGGTCCGGGAAGAACTGGACGCCATGCACGAAATTTTTGTCGACGCTATCGCCGAGGGCCGTAGCGCGACCGTAGAAAAAGTTAACGCCGAGTTCGGCCAGGGTGCTACACTACTGGCCGGCGAGGCTTTAAAGCGTGGTATGATTGACGCTATAGCAGAACCAACGCTTAAGGCCGTTAAGAGTACCAAATCAACAACCACCGCCCGCAGCGGCGGGAATAATCCGGAGATAGGACCTATGGACCTCAAAATTCTAAAGGCCCAGCATCCCGACGTATACGCGGCGGCGGTGCAAGAGGGCGCAGACCAGGAACGCGACCGCGTTACCGCTCATTTGATTATGGGCGAGAAATCGGGCGCAATGGAAACAGCCAGTAAGGCTATTAAAGACGGCGAGCCTATGACGGCTACGCTACAGGCTACCTACTTAACTGCGGGTATGAACCGTAGCGACGTTAGCACCCGTCAGGAAGAAGATGCAGCAGCAAGCGCAGCGGATAACGCTAACGCAAGCGATAACGGCGCGGACGCTTCCGATAACGTGGCTAGCCTGGTCGAAGCTCGACTCGGCGTAACAGGGGAGTAATAGACCATGGATAACTTGACTATTACTAACGTAGATATCGGTAACGTAATCCTGCAGGACGCGGACTTCCGCGACGAGCTGCTTACTTTTGGCGGCGCGGCTACGGTACTGGAAGGTACTATCCTGGCCCGCGATTCCGTATCGGGTAAACTGGTCCCGTTTGTTAAGGGCGGCGTTACTAACGAAAACGGAATCCCGAAAGCTATCGTAACGTATGACGTAGTGGCCGCCGGTGCTGGCGACGTCGCTATCCGTGCGGGCGTAGCCGGTAAGTACCGTAAAGAACGACTCGTTATCGACGCAGACGGCGACGCCTCTAACGTCGACGACGTAGTTATCGACCAGCTCCGCGACTATGGCCTCGTGGCTATTGACGTGCAAGAGCTGGGCATTCTTGATAATCAATAAGGAGCGCTAACCATGAGCGGAAACACTACAAAGCGCATGATTCGCGCTTATCAGCAGATGGCCCAGCCTATGCTATTTTTGTCGGGCCTGTTCCAAAGCCCGCCGGAAAATTTCCATACCTCGGAAGAAGTCGAAATCGATATCGTACGCAGCGACGAAGATATCTCTATCGTTATCCAGGACTTAAGTACCGGGTACCGTATGAACTCCGAGGACCTGTATACGAATAAGGGCTTTAAGCCGCCTATCCATAAGGAAGCGCTGCCTATCAATTCGTTCGACTTGCTTAAGCGTATGCCTGGGCAAAACCCGTTCCAGTCTCCGGACTTCCGCGCTAACGTGATTCTCCGAATGTTTAACGGTATGACGAAAATCGAGCGTAAAATCCGACGTTCTATCGAGGTGCAGGCCTCCCAGGTATTGCAGACTGGCGTAGTAACGCTTACCGATATTAACGGTAACGCATTGTATACGCTGGACTACAAGCCGAAGGCGTCGCACTTCCCGACGGCTGGCACTTCCTGGGCTACTGCTACGGGCGCGCAAAAACTGGCTGATATTAACAGCCTGGCAGAGCAAATCCGTAACGACGGCCTATCGGACCCCGACCAGCTTATTATGGGTATCGATGCGTTCGAGAACTTTATCTCCGATGCGGACGTACAGAAGCGTTTCGATATTCGTCGTATCGACCTGGGCACTATCTCGGCTATGGAAATGCGCGGTAACGGCGGCACCTTCCGAGGTATTGTCGAAATCGGTAACTACCGTTACGACGTGTGGACTTATGGCGGTCGCTATAAGGACCCGCAGACCGGTAATAAGGTCCAATTCGTCGACCCAGGTAAGATTATCGTACGCGCTTCGTCTGGTCGTCTGGACGCTACCTTCGGCGCTATCCCGAATATCGGGTCGCTTATGGGCGGGCAGGCTTCCCAGTTGTTGCCAGAATTGCCTAGCCGCGTAAGTAACGCAGCGGGCGGTATGGACCTGTTTACGAACGCCTGGTTATCTGCAGATGGCGAGCAGTTGTTCGGCGGCGTCGGGGCTCGTCCTTTGATGATTCCGACCGCTATCGATACGTTCGGCTGCTTGGATACGCAGCTTTAAGATTAACGGCGCCCTTCGGGGCGCCAATAACCTAAGAGGGCGATAAAATGCCAAGTAATGCAGAGTACACCAAACAGGCCGAGGAATTGGCCGAAGGCTTGGGCCTCGAAATCAGTACCGAAGGCCTGAATAACGAAAAGCTGGCCGCGCTGGTTTCTGACCTGAAAGCGAAGAAAAAAGACGCGGATAACCAGGCAGCGGAAGAAGCCGCAGCTAAGGCAGCCGCCGAGCTGGAAGAAAAGGCGAAGGAAGACTCCGCCGCCGCAGCAATGAAAGCGAAGCAGGACGCGGAAAAAGCTAAGGCCGAAAAAGCCGCTAAAAAACCACCGTTTTACGTTATGCCTGGTAAAGCTATTACCAGTAAGCGCGGCGTATTGTCGGACGGCGACGAAATTAAAGTCGACGACCTGGCCGGCGGTAAAGAAGCGCTCGAAGCCTTCGTTAAGTCAGGCCACGTAGGTAAGGGCGAATAATGAGCCTACGCCAGCTAGCCGAAGCCGACCTCGGTGTTATCCTTGAGGATAGCGCTACCGGTTTCGGCTGGCCTATTTCAGTTACGGACCCGGACGGGAACGTCGGGTCGCTTACGGGTTTCTCGGATGATATCGCGCAAGTTATCGACCCAGATACCGGGCAGGCAGTATCCGGACGTTTAGCCAGCGCAGCAGTACGTATAAGTTCTTTAACTTCTGCGGGGCTAGGATTACCGCGCGGCATAGCGGACACAAGCGGGAAACCCTGGACCGTGGAATTTAACGATATAAACGGGAATGCGTATAAGTTCAAAGTATCGCAGTCTAACCCAGACAGGGCGCTAGGACTGGTAACGCTTCTATTGGAGCTATACCAATGACGCTACCGGCGACTAGAGTGGAAGCTAAGGAACTTAAAGCGCCGTATTACTTTACTGGGGAGCCTTGTAAAAACGGCCATACCAGTAAGCGTAAGACTTCTAACTCGGGCTGCCATGAGTGCAAAAAGGTAACGGACGCCGCGAGGCGCCAAACGCCGGAATATAAAAATATGATGCGCGAGCTACAGGCTCGCCGTAGGGGAGATCCGGAAATAGTAGCTAAAGAAAGCATTGCACAAAGCGAACGTAGGAAAACAGAATCATACCGCGAGAAAGTAAGGCCGTTTAATCACGGATATAAACGAAGTAACCTGGCTAAATTTAATACTTATGACGCGAATCGTAGAGCGGCGAAAATAGAACGTACGCCGGGATGGCTGACCGAGGCAGATAACGCGGCTATAATGGCAATGTATGAGAAAGCGAGACAATTAACTAAAGAGACCGGGGTCGAACACCACGTCGACCATATTATCCCGCTACAGGGTTCTTTAGTTAGTGGTCTCCATGTTCCGGGTAATTTGCAGGTAATAACTGCGGCCGAGAACCTGGAAAAGAGTAATAGTTTTAGGGCGGTGGCATGATTACTGAACTAATAGACAAGGTTGATTCGTTCGAGGCCGTCCGGGACGAAATCGCGGCTATTCTGGTTACGGAAGTCGCTAACCAGATGGCATTAGCGACCGCCGGCGGGAAGGACCCGAACGACTGGAAGCTCCGCGTATACGCCGAACGCTCTAACCCCTGGGAAGCGCTGCTTAATGAGCAGACCGACCGCTCGCCAATTGTTAACGTGTGGTACGATAATTCTAATTTCGACCCACGCGCCAGCAATAGCGTAGAGCGCCAAAAAGCGGAAGCCGTTTTTAATATCGACTGCTACGGTTACGGTATGAGCCAGGACGTAGTAGGCGGCGGTCATAAAGCCGGGGACCAGGAAGCAGCTATCGAAGTGCAGCGGGCTATACGCCTAGTTCGTAATATTTTAATGGCCGGAGAATATACTTACCTCGGGCTGCGCGGCCTCGTGTGGTCTCGCTGGCCGCAGTCGGTTACTATATTTCAGCCACAAATAGACGCGCGCCAGATGCAGCAAATAGTAGGCGCTCGCCTTGCGTTTCGGGTAGTATTTAACGAATTCTCGCCGCAGGTGCAAGCGGAAACGCTCGAACTTGTTTCGGCGAAAGTAAGCAGGTCGGAGGACGGCGAAGTCGTCATTAATGCCGACTACGATTATACATAACGCCATATAGGAGAAATTACCATGGCTATAAGTTCAGCGGTAGACGCCTCCGCAGTGGCGCGAGTAGTCGGAATTAAAACCGCCTTTAAAGACTTGCGCGGCGGCGGTATCTTGTTCCTCCCGCAGCGTATCGCGGTAGTGGGCCAGGGCAATACAGCCGCCACTTACGATACGACTAAGCGCCAGGTTACAAGCGCAGCAGAAGCGGCCAGCCTTTACGGCTTCGGCTCCCCTATCCACTTGGCATTACGCCAGCTTTTCCCGACCAACGGCGACGGCGTGGGCACTATTCCGGTAACGGTTTACCCGCTCGACGACGACGCTAGCGGCGTAGCTGCAGCGGGCGATATTACGCCGAGCGGCCCAGCGACCGGTACGGCTTCGTTTCGCGTCCGCGTTAATAATATCGACTCGGAAGACTTCGTCGTTAGTAGCGGCGATAGCGTGGCCGATATTATTACGGCCATGACCGCAGCTATTAACGCAGTCCTGGAAATGCCAGTTATTGCCACGGATGCCACGCCGGGTACGTCCACGGAAGTAGGCCTTACGGCTAAATGGAAGGGTACCAGCGGTAACGACCTGGTAGTCGAAGTAATCGCCACCAGCGAAGATAATAGCGGCGTTTCGTATGCTATTACGCAGCCTACCGGCGGCCTCGTTAACCCAGATGTACAGACCGCGTTAGACCAGGTCGGTAACGTATGGGAAACTATGGTCCTTAACTGCCTGGATATCGCAGATACTACCGCCCTCGATGCTTATAGCACTTTCGGCGAAGGTCGCTACGGCGCCCTGGTCCGTAAGCCTTTAGTAGTCTTTACAGGTAATACCGCGACCACGGTAACCGCCGCGACGACTATCTCGGACGCCCGTAAAACGGACCGCGTTAACTCGCAGCTCGTGGCCCCTGGTTCCGATAATTTGCCGTTCGTGGTTGCCGCGCGCCAGTTAGCCCGTATCGCTAAAGTAGCGAACAATAACCCGCCGCAGGATTACGGCAGCCAGGCGGCTACCGGACTCGTAGCAGGCGACGACGGCGACCAGTGGACCTACGCGGACCGCGACGCAGCCGTTAAGAAAGGTAGCTCGACCGTCGAGGTTAAGGACGGCGTCGTTAATATATCCGACGTTGTTACCTTCTACCACCCGAGCGGCGACCCTATCCCAGCGTATCGTTACGTAGTGGATATCGTTAAGCTGCAGAATATTATTTTTAACCTGGACCTTATCTTCGCTACTCCGGAATGGGACGGCGCGCCGTTAATCCCGGACGACCAGCCTACGGTTAACCGTAGCGCGAAGAAGCCGAAAGCCGCCGTAGCTGCAGTATGCGCTATGCTGGATAGCCTGGGCCTTAACGCTATTATTAGCGCCCCAGAAACGGCGAAGGAAAACACGTTCGCGGCAATCAACGACCAGAACCCTAAGCGCCTGGACGTAGCTACGACCGTGCAATTAAGCGGGAATACGAATATTATATCCGTAGACCTTAACTTCGGCTTCTACTTCGGCCAGGCGACCGTAGTAGCGTAATTGGGAGGGCCTTAAAATGGCAGCAGTTGGCGGCTCTATTGAGTCAGTAACACTAGACGGCCGTATCTTTCCGGTAGCGGCCGATGCGGAAGCCCAGCGAAAGCTAGGCGGTTTCGAAAACGAAGTCCAGGCGAACGGCGACGGCACGGCGCGACTAATTAAGACGCGCGTACCTTTGTCTATCGACGGGCTTACCGTGGAAGTCGACGACGACCGGGGAGACCATGAGTTCCTACAGGAGCTTTCGAACCGTAACGACTTCTTCCCCGTGGCCATTACTTACGCCTCGGGAAGTACGTACCAGGGTACGGCGCAAATCGTAGGGGGGACCCAGGCTAGCAGCCAGAACGCGACCGCGTCCGTATCTCTAATGGGTCCTGGCGTACTCACTAAGCAGTAGCCAGGCATAAATAGGGCTTTGAGCTGCGCGGGCGCCCTATCCCTTCACCCGGTTAGCGCCGGGGCGCGGCACCACTTTTTAAGAAATAGGGCTTAAGATTATGAGCGATAAAGTAGCGAAAGAAGTAGCCGAGCAGGAGTTCCAGCGTTTCGTAGATGCTATGGACCTGGACGTCGACCCGGCGGATATGGACGAAGACGATAAAAAGGGCTTCCAGCAGCAGAAGGACCGCGTAATCGCGGCGATTCAATCCGGCGCCCTGGTCGTTAATGATAAAGGCGAGCCGGTCTATACGCCGCAGCGTACGAAGGACGCCGATACTATTACGTTCCACGAACCGACCGGCGCCTCGCTTATGGCTATGGACCGTAAGAAGAAAAGCGAAGATATCGGCAAGCTATACGCAGCCATGGGCGATATGACGGGGGCGCACCCTTCGACATTCGCTAAAATGAAAATGGCCGACCTTAAGGTCTGTATGGCGGTAACTACGCTTTTTTTGGGCTAGTTCGGACGCCCCTAGTACGTCGCGGCGCAGACGAAAAGCTCGCTAAAGGAGACCATACGTTCCAGCCTGTATATACTGAAATGTTATTGCAGGTATGCCGCGATTACCCCGGGCTACCGGATGCTCGAACGCTACGCGCGCACGAAATACGCTTTTTTTATGAAGGCCTGCGCGCGGAACTTAAAGAGCATACGAAACCAAAATCGAGGTAATTATGGCGGGACGTTTTAGCGTAGAAGCCGTTTTTAAAGCAGTGGACCGAATGACGGCGCCCATATCCCGGATGCAGAACCGGGTAGGGCGCTTTACTCGTGCCATGGGCTCGCAATTCGACCGCCTTAACCGGAACGTCGACAAATTCGCCGCAGGCGTTAGACGCGGAGCGCTTGCCGTTACTGCAGGCCTGGCGCTATCTACTGGCGCTATGGCTAACGTCATAAGCACTGGCGCAGACTTCGAGCAGACGCTCGTATCCGCCGCCGCAAAATTCCCCGGAGAAATTCGTCGCGGTACCGCCGCGTTCGAGCAGTTAGAATTAGCCGCCCGCCAGACGGGGGCTACTACGGAATTTACCGCCAGCCAAGCGGCTAGCGCGCTTAACTTCCTGGCTATGGCCGGTTTCGATGCGGAAGCGTCCGTCGCGGCCCTGCCCGGCGTCGTGGACTTAGCGACCGCCGCCCAGGTAGATTTAGCGACTGCGACCGATATCGCCTCGGATACCCTCGGAGCCTTTGGCCTCGCAACGAAAGACGCCATCCAGTTAGGTATTAACCTGGCGCGGGTTAATGACGTTATCGCAAAAACGACCACGACTTCGAATACCACTGTAGAGAAACTTTTCGAGACTATGCGAAAGGCGGGCCCGATAGCTACCCAGGCCGGGGCCTCGTTAGAGACCGTCGCGGCTATGGCCGGCGTTATGGCTAACGCGGGTATTAAGGCCGAAGTAGCAGGCACCGCGATAGCTAACTCGTTCCTAAACTTATCGAACCCCGCCTCGCGGGCTACCCAGGTTATGCGGCGTTTAGGTATCCAGACGCGGGACGCTTCCGGTAACCTTCTGGATATGCCGGATATTATCGATAACATTCGTAGCGCAACGGCGGACCTATCCCAGACGCAACGACTAGCGACCATCGAGTCTATATTCGGACGGGAGGGTCTGGCAGGTACTGCGAACGTAATCGCTAACGGCGGGGACGCCCTACGCGAGTACCGTAAGCAATTAGAAGGCGCTACGGGCGCCGCGTCGAATATGGCCTCCGTTATGCGTGATACGCTGCAGGGGCGGTTAAACTCGCTTAATTCGGCAGTCGAAGGCGTTAAAATCTCTATTTTTAGTATGACCGAAGGCCCACTCGCCGACGCTATCGAAAAAACGACGGAATGGGTACGAGCTAACGAGAAACTTATCGCCAGTAATGTAGGCGAGTTCCTGGCCGGCATTATCAATAATTTCGAGAATATCGTTAAATTGGCTAAGCGTATCGGTATAGGCCTGGCGGTATTCTTTACCCTGGCTACGATACTTAAAACGCTTATTTTGATTATGACCGCCGTTAATCTGGTAATGGCTGCGAACCCGATAACCTGGATAGTGTTAGGTATCGTCGCGCTTATCGCTGCTATTGCGGCGGCTATTATCTGGTGGGACGAAATTAAGGCGGCGTTCCTATCGTTACCAGGGCCAGTTAAGGCGGCTATCGCAGTGCTTACGGGTCCTATCGGCTGGCTTATAGGCGCCGCGTCGCTAATTATGGATAACTGGGAGCCTATTAAGGCCTTCTTCGGCGACCTATGGGGCGGCGTCGTTAATATCTTTAACGGGGCGCTCGATAAAATTACCGGTATCGTGGATATGGTTAAGGGTAAGGCCCTGGCTATTGTCGATACAATATCGAGCTTAGGTAAGGGCGTCGCGGAGTTCTTCGGATTCGGAGGGAGCGACGAGGAAGAAACGAACAGAGGCGCGACCGGTCCGCAGATTGTAAGCCCGCAGGACCGCGTAGCGCGCAGTATTGAAGAACAGCGCACCACCAGCACCGCCGAAGTTACTATCCGGGACGAGACCGGACGGGCCGAGGTTACAGGGGGTCAGTTAGGCCCAGGGCTGGCGCTTGCTAATTCGGGGGCCTTCTAATGGCGTGGAATGACAGAATACGCGAGGCGGCCTATACGTCGCCGAGTGGGGCGCGTACGGTATTCGGATACGAAGACGTAAGCCGCTCGGTAGAAAAGAAAACGACGGGTTTCGAGTTTCCGGACGCCGACGGTACCTACGTCCAGGACCTCGGGCACTCCGGCCGGCGCTATCCGCTCCGGGTTATTTTTTGGGGCGAAAATTACGACCAGGAGGCGGACGCTTTCGAGCTTGCATTATTGGAGCGTGGTACCGGGCGCCTAGAACACCCTATCTACGGTACCGTGGACGTCGTCCCGTTCGGCTCAATAAAACGACGCGACGACCTTAAAACCGCCGCTAACCAGGCTATCGTAGAGGTTACTTTCTGGGAGACCATAGGGCTAATTTACCCTTCGGCTCAATCGGACCCGGCGAGCGCGGTATTATCTGCAGTCGACGAGTATAACGCGGCGGCCTCGCAGCAATTCCAGGATGTTACCAGCTTAGGTACGGCCGTAGAAACTGCGACTTTTAAAGGCGATTACCAGTCGCTATTAGATTCCGCACAATCCGGGCTACAGGCCTTAGCAGACGCGCAGGATAACGTACGCCAGCAGTTTAACGCGGTCGTAGACTCAATTAACCAGGGTATCGATATCCTGGTCGCCCAGCCCCTTACGCTGGCTTTCCAGACTACGCAGTTAATCCAGGCACCGGCCAGGGCACTAACGAACATAGAAGCCCGGCTCGACGCCTACGGTAACTTAGCGGCCTCGTTAATAAGTGGAGACGGCGCCGTCGTAGAGCCTGGTAACGACTCGCGGGCCTCTAATCAATTCCACGCTAACGACCTTTACGCCAGCTCGTACGTAACCGGCTCCGTGGTTTCCGTGGTTAATAACCGGTTTAATACGAAAGTCGAAGCCCTGGAAGCAGCGGACGCTATACTCGCGCAATTCCAGGACGTTACCGACTGGCGGGACAATAACTTCGAGTCACTGGCCGAGGTCGATACGGGCGAGGCATACCAAAAGCTGCAGGAGGCAGTAGCACTTACGGCCGGTTTCCTGGTCGAAATATCGTTTACCTTGAAACAGGAGCGCCGTATCGTCATGGACCGGGCGCGTACTATTATCGACCTGGCAGCCGAGCTATACGGGTCGGTAGACGACCAACTAGATTTTTTAATTAACTCGAATAGCCTAACAGGCTCCGAGATTCTGGAATTACCGAAGGGGCGCGAAATTGTCTACTACGTATAACGTAATAGCGGGTGATACCTTCGAAAGTATAGCCCGTAAGAAATACGGAACGGAAAAAGAAGCCGGCAGGATATCAAGGTCTAACCCTGGCGTAAATGAGCCGTTAACGGCAGGGACGATTATAACTATCCCGGCCTTACCGGATGCGCCGGAAAACCTCCCGAGCCAGCTACCAGCTAACCAGGAAGACGAGGTCGCGGTCCTAATCAACGGCCAGCGCTTCCGCTTTTGGGATAAGGTACGAATTACCCGGGCTATCGACAGTATGGATACGGTAGAATTCGGGGCACCTTTCGACCATACGGCGCCGGGCTTCCGCGATACTTTCCGGCCATTCTCATTTAAACCCGTGGCGATAACCGTCGGGGGCGAGCCTCTTTTTACCGGCACTATGGTAGCAGTATCCCCGACTATCGATAACGGCCGGCGTACCGTAGCCGTAAGCGGCTATTCGCTACCTGGGGTACTTAACGACTGTACGCCGCCGGCGTCGTCGTTCCCATTAGAATTTAACGGCCAGACTCTTAAGGATATCGCTAGCGCAGTCGCCGAGCCTTTCGGGCTTTCGGTAGACTTTCAGGGCGAGCCAGGCGCCGTATTCGAGCGGGTGGCTTGCGAACCCGGTAAAAAGGCCCTCGCATTCCTGGCCGAGCTTGCAAAGCAGCGTAATTTAATAATATCCAGTACCGAGCGCGGTAAGCTGCTTTTCTGGCAGTCAAAGGACGCAGGTAAGCCAGTCGCAAAACTGCAGCAAGGCGTAGCGCCGGTATTATCCGTAACGCCTTTTTTCTCGCCCCAGGAATACTATAGCCATATTACCGGCATCGAGCCCGTAATCGTGGGCTTAGAGGGCTCGCAGTACACCGTTAAAAATCCGCGCCTGCAGGGCGTTACCAGGCCTATAACATTTAATGCACCGGATACCGAAGGGGCGGACGTTAAGGCCGCAGTAGAGGCGAAAGCGGGCCGTATGTTTGGTAATATGGTCGCCTACTCTATCCGCGTAGCTACCTGGCGCGACCCGTCCGGTAAGTTATGGGCGCCTAATACCACGATTAAACTAACCGCGCCCGACGCCATGGTCTACGACGAGTACGAATTCGTTATCCGTTCGGTCCTATTCGAGCGGGAAAGCGCAGCCGCTACGGCTACCCTGGACCTGGTAATCCCAGGCTCGTTTAACGGAGTTATACCGGAGGCCTTACCATGGGGCGATTAGCGAAAATTCTATCTTTCGTACGTGCGGAAAGGCGCGGCGCTAAAGTATCGGACGTTAAAGCCGACCCAGGCGGCGGCCCGAACATAACAGCGGAACATTTCGCACCGGCCGGGGAAGACGCGCACCCACTGCCCGGCGACTATGTAGCGACGACGCAGGCACCCGGTACCGGGCGAGAAACGGCCGTCGGATATCTTGACCCGAAGAACGAATCGAAGGCCCAGCCGGGGGAAAAGCGTATCTACGCCCGCGACCCGGATACGGGCGACGTCGTGGTCGAAATATGGCTTAAGAATGACGGCGAAGCGCTGGTTATAAATGCTAACGGCTCCGTAAAGCTGCGCCCAGACGGCGGCAGCGTGGTTACGACCCCCGAGTCTACTTTCGACTGCGCGGCGGACGGCTCTATCGCTGGTGCGAATGGGCCCGGCTCATTCGAGCTACAGGCCGGAGGTGACTTTTTAGTAAATGGCGTTACAATAGATACTAGCGGAAATATAACCAGCCCGGCGACAATTACGGCCCCTAACGTGGCCGGCAGTACGTCGGTAACTGCGGCAGGCAAAGAACTAGCAGGGCACGTACACCCAGCAGGCAGCCCGCCAGGAACGACAGGACCTAACGTATAATGCAGAACCAGCAAGGCGACGTTAAATTATTCCAGACGGACGACGAGGGCGATATTACCGTCCGCGACGGTGTGGTCGAAATGGGGGGCGGGCTTGAAACCGCCGCCTATCTTTCGCTATTCGGCGGGAATGAAGACGACGACGGCCTCGCGGATAATCCTAAAACCTGGTGGGGTAACCTGGACGAAATCGACCCGGCCAAACAGTACCGCAGCGAAACGCAGAACCTACTACGCGGCATACCGGCGACGTCCGGGAACCTTCGCAGAGTAGAAGACGCGGCGAGCCGGGACTTAGCCTGGTTCGTATCCGAGCGCGTCGCGTCCTCCGTATCGGTATCGGCAAGTATGCCGGGTATAAACAGAATTAAAATTACCGTGGATATCGAGGCGGACGGCATAGAGTCGCGTTTCGAATTCGTAGAAAATTGGAAGGTTAGCGCATGAGCTTAACGACACCTACGACGAAGGAGATAAGCGATAATATTATCGCCCAGCTCGAAGCGTCGCTTAATCAAAGTATACCACTACTACCAAAAGCATTTTTACGAGTTCTAGCGCGGTCCCTGGCAGGCGTTTTTGTGCTTTTGTATAAGTACGGCGGCTTTATGTTCCTGCAGATATTCGTACGGACCGCTACTATATCGGAAACCACGGTTAACGGTCGTAACCTATCCCCCCTTATAGAGTGGGGCCGCTTAATCGGAGTAGGAGACCCGGCGCCCGCCACTAACGCGGAGCTACTTATCTCTATTACCGTCGAGACTCAGTCGGGGAGCCTACCTTCCGGGTCCCAGTTGGTTAACAGCGATAACGGCGTTACATATATTACGATAGGCTCGGTACTTCTTAACGCGGCTACCGTCCAGGCTACGGTACGCGCAGTATCAGACCAGGCTGGCGGAGGCGGCGCGGGCGCTATCGGTAATCTGGGACCCGGCGCTACGGTATCCTTCGCTAACCCGCTCGCTAACGTATCGCGTAACGCCCTCGTGGTTTCCCAGACGGTTACAGGCGCGGACGGGGAGGCTACCGAGGCGTACCGCCAGCGTATTATAGACCGATTCCAAAAACGCCCCCAGGGCGGCGCGTACGCTGATTACGAGCAATGGGGGGAAGAACCCGCCGGGATTCTAAACGTATACCCGTATACGAGCGATTGCCCGGGGCAGGTGGACGTATACGTCGAGGCCACGGAGGCCAGCAGCGGGAGCCCGGACGGGATACCGACCGCCGCGCAGCTACAGGAGGTTTTAGACTCTATCGAGCTGGACCAGTCCGGATTAGCGACGCGACGGCCTGCTAATGCCTTGGTTAATGCTTTCCCTATCACTCGTACCGGTTTCGACGTTCGCGTTACGGGCTTAACAGTCGCCGACCAGGCGGAAGTAAGAGACCAGATAGAAGAAGCGCTTACCGAATATTTTATAAATAGAGAACCCTATATGGTAGGGCTTGCAGTCCCGCCGAGAAAGGACCGAATAACGTCTTCTGCCGTGAGCGGCGTTGTGGAGGATATTATTACCGCTAATGGCGGGATTTTCGCTTCGACTTTTGTATCTATAACTGGCGTAGACGTAACAGCGTATACCTTGGGTATCGGTGAGAAGGCTAAGTTAAAATCGGTAACTTTCGTATGATATTTTTACGGATATTTAAACACCTATTACCGCGCGGCCAGGCCTGGCGCGTAACGGTAGATAAAAAGCTCCGCCAATTCTTCGCGGGGCTTTCTGGCGTCGGGGGTGACGTAAAAACATATTTAGACGAAGTTTGGGCAGATATTTTCCCTGAAACTACGCGCGAGCTGATTAAATGGGAGAACCTGTGGGGTCTACAGGACGCCGGATTAACAGAGCAACAACGGCGCGACCGTTTGGTCGCAGCTTGGAGGGCCTTGGGCGGGCAGTCGCCTAAGTATATACAGGATACGTTACGAGCTAATGGTTTCGACGTATACGTCCATGAATGGTGGGAGCCTGGGGCCGAGCCAGCGCCGGGCGTTAAAATGTGCGTTAGCCCACGTAACCCCCTACTGCAGTTACGCAGGGAGTATACTAACGTAGTTCCGGGGCCGTACATACACTGTGGGGAGCTATTGGCACAATGTGGGGAGACTGAGGCACAATGCGGTAATAACTTAGAGCCTGCAGGGTACCCACTCGTTAATAAAGTCCTTAAAACAGTCCCAGACGTGCAGCCACTTTGCGGGGAGGCGTTAGCCCAGTGCGGGGAAGAATTACCGCTATGTGGCAACTACGTGGGGTTTAGGGACGAGTACCGTAACTATGTCGTTCCGTTGGATATGACTAAATGGCCGTATTTCTTATATATCGGCGGCGAAACTTTCGGAGATATCGCCCAGGTAGACCCGAAACGCCGCGACGAATTCGAGCGGCTTTGTCTTAAAATTTGCCCGGCCCAGCAGTGGCTAGGTATACTTGTTGAATACGTATAAGGAGCCTAGACCATGGCAATAAATCCAGAATCACAATACCCGGGGAAAATCGCCCCGGCCACCAGCGACTATCCTTACGGCGCGGCTCGGAATATCACGGTTCCAGGCGACGGCACCGGTACGCCCTGGGAAGCGGCCCTGGTTAACGATCTTTTCGGGTGGCAGCAAGCGTTACTGTCGGCTGCGAGCATCGTTCCTACCGGGACGCCGGAAAAGGTAGGAGCCTCGCAGTACCTATCGGCAGCAGCTAAACTTTTTGGCCGCGTTCATGCGTCTATTGCTGATATGAAAGCCGACGTATACGCCCTGGTCGGCCGTTCTATCTTCGTCATTGGTGTCGGATTCTACACCGTGGCAGCTTCCGGGGCCGGCGTAACTCTTGATAACGGTAATGTGGCGGTGCCCGCCGGAGTCGTATCTATTCTGCATTTTGAAGCGACGACCGTCAGCGCGGACAACACTACGGAAATACAGGCCGCCATCGATTCAGGGTTCCCGGAAATTTACGTCCCGGACGGCGTGTTTATTTCCGACACTCTGGCGGGCGAATCGTCGGTCAGACTGTACGGGCCCGGCACCATTAAACGTAAAGCCAGTACTACTGGCTTTTTACTCGCTTTCACAGGTAAAAACGGTTTTATCGTAGAAGGAATAACCCTGGACGCAAACAAGGCGGGCGCTGCTGGCGCTTCGTTTTGCTTGGTAGCACAGACGGGCTGTTACAACTTTAAATTCCGCGACGTTACGGTTATCAACAGCGTTTCGCATGGCATATCGGCACGCGATAATGCAGACGAGGCTAACGAATCCGCGTCGTTTATTGAGGGGTGCACGGTAGACGCTAGTGACGGGTGCGGCATCGAAATTCAGAACTGCGATAACGTAAACGTATTGGCGAACCGCGTATCGAATTCAGGGCGGCACGGTATCTTAGTATACGGGGTCACTGTGGGCGCTTCGAACCGTGTTACCGTTCACGGCAATATCGTAACGAATTCCGGCGCCAGCGGCATCATTGCACCTTATATTATCTATACTACTACCTACGGCGTTAAGAACATTAAAGTAACAGACAACACCGTTACGGGGTCCGGGGAGAACGGTATCGGTGTTCAGTCCAATGGCGGGGTCGTCCAGGGCAACACGTCAGGCGGCAACGGATCGCTGATAAGCCACCAAGGCATATTGATTAATTCCAATTATGTTTCGGTCCAGGGGAACGTATCGTCCGGGAATACCGGCGTAGGTATCGACTTCGGGGATTGTAAGTTTAGTTCCTGCACGGGTAACGAGGTTTTCGATAACGGCATTATCGGCATTGAGGTTAATAGCTGCGAAGCGACGACCGTTAAAGGTAACGTCGTTCGTAATAACTTTACGAACGTGGCCTCCGGTGTCGCTTCGAACCTGCGCGCGGGTATTCTGGTCCATAAAGGGGCGGCCTTTTCCGGCGATAGCATCGATACGGTAATCGACGGGAATATCGTACAACAGGGGCCAGCTCAGGAGTACGGTATTTCAGTCCTGACTAACACACTGCGAACAGTTGTAACCAACAACGTAGCCACGTCGTCGGGGGCGGTCGAGGACATAAATATCGAGGCCATAGACGGTTCTTTTAAGTGCGTTGACAATATCGACTCTTTCAAAACGTCTATAGCTTCCGCAGCGTCCGTTACAGTAGACCATAACTCCGATTTTATTATCGTTACCGGCGCGGTCAATATTGACAACATTGTTACCCCGTCAACAACGTACCAACGGGGGAGGGTGTTAACCATATTATTTACCGGGGCTCTAACCGTTAACGATGGTACAGGCAACTTGCAGTTGTCGGGTAATTTCGTTGCTACGGCTGCTGATACCTTAACGCTCCGTAGCGAGGCGGGGACGTGGTACGAACAAAGCAGGAGCGTTAACTAATATGGACCGCGACGCTATTATTAACGAGATTATCCGGGTCGAAGGCGGCTACGTTAACGACTCTAGCGACTCCGGCGGTGAGACTAACTTTGGGATTACCGAGGCCGTCGCCAGGGCCTACGGGTACGCTGGCGCTATGCGGGATATGCCGCGCGGGGTCGCCTTCGATATCTACGCGGCGCGATACTGGGATGCGGTCCGAGCGGACGACTTGCTCGCCTTATCCGAGAACGTGGCCTCCGAGGTCGTGGATACCGGCGTTAACATGGGCACCGGCCGCGCGGGTCGAATCCTGCAGCGGGCGTTAAACGTACTTAACGTGGGCGGCTCGCTCTATCCGGACCTGGTCGTCGACGGCGCTATCGGCCCTATGACTATCCAGGCCCTACGCGCGTACCTTGCGGAGCGTAACGAGCTGGTACTATGCCGGGCGCTTAACTGCCTGCAGGGCGCGCACTATATCGAACTGGCCGAACGCCGCGAGAAGGACGAAAAGTTCGTCTACGGCTGGCTTAAAAATAGGGTGGTACTATGAGCTTCTGGGGTAAATTATTCGGGACCGAAAAGGCCCTTAACGGAATCGTCGACGGCGTAACTAACGGGCTCGACGCCCTGGTCTATACCGACGAGGAAAAGGCAGCAGACGCAGCGGCGGACCGTTCCGAAGCGCGTAAAATGGTCGTGCAATGGATGGCGGCCACGCAGGGGCAGAACCTCGCGCGCCGGCTAATTGCGCTATCTATTACCGGCGTATGGTTATCTATGTACTTGCTTTCGGTACTTTGCGCTATGGTCGCAGTATTCACGAATGCGGACGGGGTAGTTACCGCCGAGAAGATTAACCAGGTAGGTACTGTCGCTAAGGGGGCCGCTATGGATATGAACCCGGCCGTTATGCTTATTTTGGCGTTCTACTTTGCGGCTCCCCATATGGGCGATATTGCAAAGGCAGTAACCGGAAAATTTACCCAAAGCGTTAATAAAGGGTAAAAATACCCATGAAATTAAAAAAATCTAAGGAACAAAGGGTTATGCCAGACTTTTTAACAAAGTTACCGCCAGAGGCGGCGGGGGTACTTATGGCTATGTTTATCGCTGCTTTGCGGGTCGTCTACGACCGCGAGGAAACTAAACCTATGCGTATTTTACTGGAATCCGGTATCTGCGGGGGACTCAGTCTAACCGCGTCGTCGGGTATCCTGGCTATGGGCTTGGATATGAACTGGGCTATATTCGCGGGCGGCGCTATTGGTTACTTCGGCTCGGCCACGGTACGCCAGGTAGCATTAAAAGTCCTAAACGCCCGGATTAACAGCCGTAACGGCAAGTAAAATCCTCGTCCGTCGGTCCCGTCGGGTGGTACTGGCACCATACGCCGCCGCCCTTTCTATGCGGGAACCAATAGCCCGAGCAGTGGCAGGTATTAAAAACCCCTTTCCTTTGTTTCCACTCATAGTAACGGCTCATATCGAGCCGCCAGTCGACGGCCCCGCAGCACCGGCAGCGCGGCGGCCGTAAGTATTGCCATAGCTCGCGCTTTAAACTGCGCCGAGACCTGCAGGAGCCGCACCGGTAATGCTTACGTGGCCTTACCTTGCCGTTTAGCTTCTGGCAGTAGTCGGCGGCTCGTATCTCCCAGGACCAGTTAATCGACATTTATAAAAGCCTTATGCCAGGCGACGACCTCCGGGTTATCCGGGTCGTTAGCGGGTCCGATATACTCGCGCGGGTCGGATTCTGCAGCTACGAAAAATTTCGCTAACTGCTTCGGGTCCTTCTCTAATTCGAGCTGGGCGATAAACACGTCGTACGCGCATACCGCGAGGCGGAGTTCTTCTTCCGTTACCGGCTCGCCACGGCGGGCAGCGTCGGTTATATCTGATAGCGTTCTCATTCTTTAAGTACCTTAAGTATCGTAGCGTAGGGGGCGAACGTCGCCGCCCTCGATTCGCCAGACTCGGTACGGATAACGACCCAGTCGGCGCCCGCCGCCTCTACTCGTACCTGTTCGTACGCGAGGCTTTCGTCGCCTAAATGCTTCGCGCCGTTCCAGCCTAATTTAATAACGTCCCCTGGTAGTAGTTGCATAATCAGTCCTTCCTATATCGCTTACCGCGCCATCCGCCGGCGGCCTTAATAGGCCAGTCCGCGCACCAGTCCGGTAGCGTCGCCATAATTTGCTCGAATTCCTCGACCGTGCCGGCGCCCTCCGGCACCTCGCTAACTATTTCGTCGTGGATATGCAGAACGACGCTATAGCCCGCCTTCTCGACGTTAACGAGGGCGTGGGTAAGGATATCCCGCGCGGTCGCCTGGACGACGTTTTCGCAGAGTTTACCGCCGTACGTATCGAGCCGTAGCCAGCCGGTCGGACCCTTCTCATAGTCGGTATTCCAGCCCATATACGTAAGTTTAAGGACCTGTTTACCCCATGGCGTTACGTCCGGATGCAATCGCGGAGCGTGGTAACATAGCTTACGGCCGCTAAGTAGCTGGCAGTAGAGGACGTCGTCCTTAACGCCGTAGGTAATCCCCCGGTACTGGTAGCACTGGCCTGGATTCTGGACCGCCGCGACCGCCGCGTCTTCCAGCCCATACCAGAACTTAACAATACTCTGGGACTCATTACGCCAGGCCTTAATAGCGTCCCTAATTTCCTGTTCTTCGAGGTGCTTATCGGCGCCGAATGCAAGCCAGGCACCGTACCCGCCCTGGTACCCGCTCGCCAGTTCCGCGACCTTGCCTACTTTCTTCCTCATAGGGTGGTGGTCGCCGGTTTCTTCCTTATGGCGGACGAATTCCTCGAACGGGATACCGGTAATTTTAGCCGCCGACATTTCGTATATTTTGCCATGCGTCCGAAATACTTCGAGGCGCCATTCCTCGCCAGCCAGGGCAGCCAATACCACGGCCTCGATAGCCGAGTAATCCGAGCATATTAGGTCGTGGCCAGGTGCTGCAGAGAAAAGCCCGCGCAGGCAGCCAGAAACAGCCGCCACCGCGTCGCCGAATACCGTCTCGACGTGCTGCAGTAGTCCGTACTTAATGACCGCGAGGGCGTCTTCTACGGCTTCGATACCCCACTCGGCCGACTCGCTCGCCCAGCCAGGGGCGCTACACCAGGGGCAGGCGTCCAGGTGCGGGCCGTAATGACGGCCGCAACCGCTAACGGGGTCGCAGCGTAGGACCTTCGGCCCGGAGTTCGGCAGGTTTTGGGGCTGAGGTCCACGGCCAGCGAAACGCCCCGTACGGTCCGCCCCGCAGAATGCGAACAGGTCGCGGAGCCGCCCGTCTTTACTAACGCGGCGGTCGATGGCGAACAGCTTCTTAACGCTCGCAGCGCCCAGGCTCGAACGTATCTCTAACACTCGTCGGGCAGCCGGCGGCAGGTCGTCGCGCTTAAGGGCGGCTTCTACGCTATCCGCGTCCAGGCTATCCATACGGACGCCCTGGCCCCCTAGCCAGCCGCTTAGCTTCTGTATCTCGCTGGCGCCCTTAACGACGCCGCCGGTTAACGCCTGCAGCTCGGCGGTATATTTCTCGTGGGCTTGCTCGATAATCGCCTTACAGTTAGCCAGGGCGTCGCGGTCAATCGATACGCCCCGGAAGTTAATACGCTGGTCCAGGAGCCACAATTCCAGCTCGTCCGGCGACAGGTCCGGGATAAGCGCAGAGACCGCCGACTCAGCCTTAATATCGCCGAGGTTATAGTCGTACAGCTTACCGGCGTCTTCGGCGTGGTCCGGGTCGTACGGGTGGTTACGGCGCCGGTCGTCGTTCTTCGTCGGATTACGGGGTTTACTGAATTTATTCAGCAGGCGCCCGCCGTCGGCGATTTTCTGGTCCGCTACCTGCAGTACGTCGGCCGCTTTCCCCAGGGCGCCAGGTAACGAAAAGGCGCGGGCCTTAGCCATGGCGTCCCGTAGTTGTTCGAAAGGCAGCTCCGGCCAGCCCATAGGCCTACAGACGTTTTCCCAGATATGCCACTCAAAGGCACTATTCCAGGCTTCCAGCAGACCGCCGGCGACGATATGCGCAAATAGGTCCTCGGGTAGCGGCATTCCAGGAAGCCACAGTCTCGGCCCCGCCCCGTCTTTCAAGTTGTACGCCAGGCTAAGTACCTCGGTCGACGGGTGCTCGGCGTAAACTGCAGCGCCTACCGCCCCTAAGCCATGCGGCGGGGACTTCGTTATCGACTTCCACTTCTTCGCCTTCTCGTCGAAATAATAGCCAGCCTCGCTATACGTCTCGAAGTCGAAATCGGGCAGCACTTCGGCAGTGCCCGCCCCTGCCGGTATTTTATGCCCTGCGGGTAATTCGGTCATACGCGGTTAACCTCCCCCGGCATTATTACCGCGCATACTGGCACGCCTTTGACGTCACCGATCACGCAGAACGGGCCGTTATCGTTTCGCATAATTACTGCGTTATTAACCGACCGCATAACCGAGTCGAAATAGGGCTTAGGAACCCCGCGCCCGTTCCAGGGGAGCACGTACACCAGTCCGGACGGCGTATCAACAATTTCTAAGGACTCTAAATCGAACCCGTCGAACGGGCCGTCGACCTGCGCTTCTGCCATGGCCGTTAGGTAGTCGGGCATTATCGCTACGTCGTCGCCAGCGCACCCTCTGCCAGCGTCGTAGAACCCGGCGCCGAGCCCTAAATCGCTCATAACTATGTGGGCCGCCTTCGTGGTTGCCGATGCGATTAGCCCGTTAGCCGACTCAACGTACTTACAGAACGCATAGTTAGCTTTATCGTCCAGTATGGAAGCAGCCCACTCGAAGGGGTCGCTAATCTTCTTAGGCCGTGGCGGTAGAAAATAAGAGTAAAGCGCGGCAAGTTCTGCGTCGGACGCTTGCGCGCCGTCCGCCATTCGCCGAATAACCGCGAAGCACTCCTCTTTACCAGCGCGCTTATCCCGGTGCGCCGCCAAGTATGGTACGTTACTCATTAAGCACCTCCTATAAACAATTCGTCGCCGTTCATGGACTCGAAGCTGTCCCCGCGCGCAGCGGCCGCGACGTTAATCTCGGCTTGGCGGTAGTAACTATCTTTCAATTCCACGCCAATACCTAGGCGGCCTAGCGATACCGGTACGTAAACCTCGGACCCTACGCCCATGAACGGGGTGAATACTTTCTCGCCGGGATTACTTCTAAGCTGGACTACCCGCTCGATAACGTCGAGCTGCAGCGGGTGAACGTGTTTTTCGTCTTCCGGGTCCCGGCTTTCTTTATACGGCAGTACGCGGTCGATTCGGATATCATCCCACATACAGTCCGCGTACTGGCGCCATATCCAGTGGCTAAAAATGTTATCGGTCTGTTTCCCTTTGTACCCTCGGTACTTAATAAGCTCTGACGGTACTTCCCGGTCGCCGGCGTAGCTCATCATGCCTACCGGATGGGTAACGGGCACTGGATTTTTACCGCGCTTTCTAAAAAGCAGCAAGTAGTCGGCGCTGGCTATGCCGCAGTCCATCGAGTCGGCCACTAGCGACGCGTGGGCCAGGTTCTTTTGCATCGTCCGCAGCCTGACCGCTAGGGGCTCCTTCCATATCACGTGACGCCCCGCGTAATCGAATCCGTTACGCTCGTGCATCCGGATGATATCTCCAGCAAAGTCCAGGTACGCGTCAGTCCCGCTATTGCTTTTCGGAATATCCATGCAGTGTACCGCCGTCATACGGCCGGGCATGGTGATTCGACCTATCTCTTTAATGACGTATTCGTAGTGGGCGGAGAACGCCGCGTAATCGTCGCTATTCGACAAATCGCGCTCGTTCGAACTGTATTGGTACAGTCCCCCGAACGGCGGGGAGTATATCGACAAGTGGATAGACTCGTCCGGCATATCGGCCATCACTTCGACGCAATCGCCGTTATATATCGCATACTTATCGGTTATTGTTTGATTTTTTACAGCCATTTCGGGACCTCTATACTTTTATTGAATTTAGTTAATTTTACAGACTCGGCGGACGCGCCCATCTTGCCGACGAGGCGGTCAAACATATCGGCCGCGCCGTCCTCTTTTCGTTGCAGGTTATTAAGTACTCCGCGCTCGCCTTCGGTAGCCACGATGTCGACGTGTACGGGGCGCTCCTGGCCGAACCGCCAGAACCGGCGCACTGCCTGGTAATACTGTTCGAACGAATGCGAGGGGAAAAACGTCATATGATTACAGTGCTGGAAGTTCAGGCCCCACGCGCCGATACTAGGCTTCGTAACCAGGTGCTTAACCTCGCCGGATACAAACGCCTCGAACTTGCGCTCTTTAGCTGCGTCTGAGTCCTTGCCGCTTATCTGGACGCTCCCCGGGATAAGACTCTCGAGTAAGTCGCCTTCGGCGTTCGTATGACACCACGCGACCGAGAAGTCATTGCGCGATATAATAAGCTCTGCCGCTTTCTCGCACCGTTCTCGTACCGTCGCGCTGCGCTCCTGGCGCTGCTCCTGAAGGCCTACCGCCGGGAGGTGGAACAGGTCGCCGTCCTTTCTAAGGCTCGACTTAACGATATGCTCACGTGTCACTAGGTCTGGCAGCGTGTATCGGCCGTTATCGAAACCGAGGTCAGAGGGCTTGCGACAGGCCAACGCCCACCCCGACACCCAATCCCAGAAAGGTCCCTCCGCGTGGCCTTTAAACCGCCATTTGATTACCTCACCTTGCATCCGGCCGCGCGCGGAGTTATTTAGGTTGTTCTTAAAATACTTGTTAAGCATATCTACGTAGCCCATATACCCGAGCGCCTCGGAGCTGGTGCCGAGTTCGGTAAAATCATTAGGGGCAGGCGTGGCAGATGCAAGCAAGCGGAACGGCATCTTACGCATAAACGCCGTTACCTCGGCCTTTCGGGTTCCGTCAAAGTTCTTAAGAATACTCGACTCGTCGCAGGCCATGCCTACGAAGTCCGCAGGGTTGAACTTATGAATTTGCTCATAGTTGGTTACGGTTATACCTCGGAAGGCTCGGCCATCCGACGATCTCCTCGCCTCTATACCGAACTTCTCGGCCTCTGTTACGATCTGATGGGCTACCGCCAGGACCGTCACTACCAATACGTTACCGCCCGTCTTCTCGACGATATTCTGCGCCCAGGCCAGCTCCTGCAAAGTCTTTCCGAGCCCGCAGTCCGCGAGGATAGCGCCCCGACCTTTACGCACCGCCCAGTCAATTATATGCCTCTGGAAGTCGAAGGCCGCGTCTGGCATAAACACGGGTTCGAACCCTTCGTTGGCGCCTATGCTTACCTTCGACTCTAAAAATTTATGGTAATCCAATTACATATCCTCATTATCGATCGTTTCGGCCGTTAGCGCTTGGCTAGGCCCCCAGATAAAGGCGATAGCCGCCTTAGTTGCTCGCAGCTTTCCCCAGAACCCCAGGTTAGGAATATCTTCGATACGCTTAGCGTTACGAACGGAGGAAGGCGCGGCGGATTTAACGCGGCCCTTAACGAGCGCGTCGTTATGCGTAAGGACCAGGTCGCCGCGTAAGTCTAATATCTGCTTCCCGCCTTTTTTGAAAAAGTACATACGTTAGCCCTGTTAATGGCGGCTGGCGTCCCGCTACCCCGATTACGTCCTCTAACGGCCTTTACTCGTCGCGTCCTGCGCGAACATAGTTTTATCACCTCGGCACGGGGCAAGCGTTAGCCAGCCTAAAAAGTTAGAAGCTAGTAGGCTGCGCGATTGAACGAACCGCAGCCATAAAGCCCTTTTGTAAATCAGTTTTAGCGATAGCAACCCAGCGCTGATCCAGCCCTTCGGTATTTTCCAGTTTATCGATAAGGACGCCGACCTCGTGGGCCTTTTCCTTAACTTCGTTCATTGCCTGGACTTCTTCCGTGCTAAGGTCCCGGTAGCCTTTAATATGCTTATGCTGGTTATCCACTCGGATACCCTCCGTAAATTATGGCCCCCGAAGGGGCCGTTAGATTACTGCGCGACTGGCAGCGCGTGGACTTGCTCGGCAGACCAGCCAGCGGCTACGAGCTGCGCTTCGGTATAGGCGTTACCGTCCGGGTGCGTATATTTCACCTCGGCAGCGGGCGCAGGCGCGGCGGGTGCTGCAGGGCCACCAGGAGCCGCCGGAGCAGGAGCGCCGCCAGCGGGGCCGTTAAGGAAGTCCGGGGCCGGTTGCACATTAGCCGGAGCGGGAGCAGGCGCACCAGGGCCAGGACCGACCGCAGGCGCGGGAGTAGCTGCAGGAGCCGGAGCGCCCGGGCCGGTTGCGGCGGGTGCTGGAGCACCAGGTCCAGCGGCGCCAGGATGGGCCATAGGCGTAGCAGGAGCCAGCGGGGTAGAACTCGCGCCGGCTGGAAGATTACCGGCAGGAGCGCCGCCGAATACCGCCGCACCGTCTGGGCCGCTATGAATTTCTTCACCATAGCCGCAAAGCTCGACCATAGAATGATTTAAGAAAATGCCCGGTTGTTGCTGCGAGCCGTTACCCTTAACCGTTCCGTAGATGCGGATAAAATACCCGCGCTTAAGTTCTTCCGGGTTAATAATCTGCGCCGCGCCGCCCTTCGTGTAGCACTTAGGAGCGAAACCGCCGCTAAAGTTTAAAATCCAGTGGCCGGGGAACCCCTCGCGGTCGCATGGCTTAGTACCGCGCGAGTTAGGGACCTGGCTATCGCCGTCCGTTACCTTAAACGCGAACTTAGGGTTAATGCAGTTACCTTGCGCGTCAAACAGCGACGGGAAGGCCTGGCGCGCGGCCCCGTGGATTTTACCCCAAAGCTCCGCCCAGCCCGGGTCCGTCTTTGGCACCGCGATAGCCATAAAATACTCTACGCGCGGCTGGCCTGCGTTCGGTCCGTTTTTAACGACAAGGGGCTTACCTTCGGCGTCCGTTGTTTGGGGCTCGAAACAGTCGCCTTGTACCAGGCGGCCTACGGGGGTCAAAATTTCGATAGCTTTTGTACTCATGTTCGAATTACTCCGATTAGTTAGAAAAAATCTGTTTAGCTTTGTTGCCGTTGTCCGGTACTACCTTTAGCCCTGTCCTCGGTTTCTCACTATATGCCATAATGACGGCATCGTCAATACCTAATTTACGAGCCGCGTTCGGCGTTATGGCTTTCGGGTCCCGGAGGTCGTGGCCGAGCATATCGCCCAGGGCGATAACTTCTTCTACAGGTCGGGCCCAACGCTCGCGGCCGACGCCTTCCTCGACTCGATATCCTGGGACGGCTTTACCCTGGCGGATAAGTCCCTTAGCCTGTTCTTCGTACCCACTTTCGAGGTATTCGAGCTGCTTTTTAGCGCGCTGGACTATCGCCAGTTGCACGGCTAGGGCCTCGGCGCTTAATTCCACGGGTACGGGCTGCGCTGCTACCTCGTAGAGCTTAACGCCGGCCTGCAGAGCCGCCGGGCAAGCGTGGCGCGCGCTGCAGTGCTTACAGTGCGAACCGCTACGGGTTTTAGCGTTCGGCCCTAATGCTTCGTGGGCGTTACCGCTAAGTATATTAAACAGGCCCCGCAGGTCGCAGGCTTTAACCGCCCATTCCCGGATAGGCCCGTCGCGGTGGAATGCGCGCGGCTGGGCGATACGGATACGAACGGTAATATACTGGTCCTGCAGGCCGTTAACTTCCAGGAAGTCGAGAATACCGGCCGCGTAGTTAATCGCCTGCCAGTTTTCGTACGCTTCCACCAGCTCGAAACCGAACTTATAGTCCCAGATAAATAGCTCGCCTTTATTCCGGTCGTATAGAAAGCAGTCGACGGTACCGAAGCTAAGGTCGTGGATTTTAGGCGCCTCGACTCTATGCTCGATACCCAGGTTAGGACCGCCGAAGACGCTACGCTCGCGCATAACCGCCCCGACGTCCTGGGCGTACAGCTCGGCCGCGTCGAACATTTCCTCGGAGATTACGACGCCGTTCGACGCAACGGAACCGACGGTCTCGTCCTTCTTCGGATAGCCGAGATTAGCCCGGGCCAGCGCTTCCAGCATACGCGCCGCTACTTCGTGCGACGCGGTACCCTCTTTCGCTTCTTCCGATTCCTCGGTCTCGGGGTAAGACTGGGCCATTACGACCCAGCCGGTACAGCCGTCGGGCTTACCCCAGATATGCGCCGACGACGGCGGTATGATGGAATGCGACATATTAACCCCCGAAGCCTAACTCGGCCGCTACCGTCGGGATAAGGTCCGGACGTGCCGCCAGGAGCGGTAAGGATTGTAGCCCGGCTTTATTTACGGCCGCCGTTACCGTTGCCTGGTCGATTTTATTCGACGTAATCGCAGACATTAGCGCCGGGAAGGTCGTAACCGCTCCGGTAGGTGCTGCAGGCTGCGCCGGTGCGGCTGGCGTCGGCTCGCTTGCAGGTGGCGCTGGCGTGGATTCCACGGGGTTAGCTGGGCTCGCTTTCATAGCTGCGATAAGCTCCGCTTCTACCTGGTCGACGAGTTCGTCGGATACGCCGCGTTTCATCTTCCAGCCGTGCGGCTTCTTCGCTAACTTCGCTTTACTGCCGGCGTGGATACGAGCGTCCCAAGGAATTAACGTACCGGTATTTACGCTAGGCGCCAGGTCGACGCCGGCCGGTGCCGTCGCATTCTGGGCGGGCTCCGGAGTTTCTGCAGTGGTCGCAGCGTTCGCCGTCGTCTCCGCAGGCTGGGCAGAGTCCGTCCCCGTAGCAGTCTCCGGCGTCGGTTTTTGGTCGGCGAATACTTCCGGCCCTGGGCCTTCTCCGAATACGCTAGCCGCGTCTGGCTCGTCGCTTACTTCGGCGGCTGGTGGCGCCGGCGTATCAGTTGATACAACAGCAGGGGCCGAGGTCTCGGTCGCCGTAGAAATATCCGATACCGTCGCAATATCGGCAGTCGGGGGAGTATCTGGCTTTGGGGTTTCGTCCGCGACCTTACCTTCCTCGCGGTTTAAGTCCAGGGCCAGGCCGTGCAGCATATCGCTAGCGCGGGTAAGGGCGTTATAGTCCATAGGGACCGTTAAACTAATCGTTTTCATTGTCTGCTAATCCTCGTTTGTTGTTGACAGCAAAACGAACATTAAGCCATAATGCCGAAGAAGTCAACAACGAATAAACGGGTAAATATGAACCTACCAGTGCAGAAACCTTTAGCGGCGGAAGTATCCCGGATAGTTAACCGGCCGAAGCTACGGCCATACCAGGCGCAGGCGAAAAGCGAGATATACGCCGCCTGGGCTGCAGGCGCGGTTAACGTCCTGGCCGTACTGCCTACCGGTGCGGGTAAAACCGTTACTTTCTCCGACATATTGCACGACCACAAGGGGGCGAGCTGCGCCATAGCGCACCGCCAGGAACTCGTAAGCCAGATATCGCTAGCCCTGGCCCGCGACCGGGTCCGCCACCGTATCATAGGGCCGAAAAGCGTCGTTAAGTTATGCGTTAACCAGCACATGAGCGAGTTAGGCGTCTCGTATTTCGACCCGTCCGCCCCGTGTGCGGTCGCTGGCGTCGATACCCTGGTTAAGCGAGGTAGCGAGCTGGCGCACTGGCTACAGTCCGTTACGCTTTGGGTCCAGGACGAGGCGCACCACGTTTTAGAGGCGAATAAGTGGGGCACGGCCGCAGCTATGTTCCCTAACGCTAAGGGCCTGGGCGTAACCGCTACGCCACTACGCGCGGACGGTAAAGGCCTGGGGCGCCATGCCGACGGCCTATTCGACGTTATGGTCGAGGGCCCAGGTATGCGCGACCTTATCGACTCGGGCTACCTTACCGACTACCGTATCTTTGCGCCGCCTTCCGATTTTGTTCGCCCTGGTGTGGAATCGGTCGGCAGTACGGGGGACTTTACCCGGCAGAAAATGACGACCGCCGTACGTAAGTCGCATATTATCGGCGATATCGTTACCCACTACCTACGGATAGCGCCGGGTAAGCTCGGGGTTACTTTCGTCCCGGACGTAGAGACCGCGACCGACGTAGCCGCCCAGTTTAACGCCGCCGGCGTACCTGCAGAGGTCGTTAGCGCGAAGACGCCAGACGCCGAGCGAGTCGCTATTCTTCGCCGCTTCAAAAACCGCGAGTTAATGCAGCTCGTTAACGTGGATTTATTCGGCGAGGGCTTCGACCTGCCCGCTATCGAGGTGGTTAGCTTCGGGCGGCCTACGGAGTCCTTCGGGCTTTACGTGCAGCAATTCGGACGGGTGCTTCGTCTAATGCTCGACGGGTCGCTATACCCACACTGGGACGGATTTACGAACGAGCAGCGTAGAGCGCATATCGCCGCCAGCTCTAAGCCGCGCGGTATTATTATCGACCACGTTGGCAACGTAGAGCGCCACGGCTTACCGGACGCCCGCCGCGAATGGTCCCTCGATAGACGCGAGCGCCGCAGCAGCGGAAGGCCTGCGGACGTTATACCTACCTGGACCTGCCCGAACTGTACGGGCGTCTGGGAGCGAGTCTATACCGTATGCCAGGACCCGATATGCGGCCAGCCACGGCCGGCGCCTGCAGCGCGGAACGCTCCGGAATTCGTCGACGGGGACCTATTGGAATTAGACCCGGCCACGCTGGCGCAGATGCGCGGAGAAATCGAACGGGTAGATATGCACCCGGAAGCCTACCGCGAGGAACTGGCCGCCAAACATACGCCAAAAATAGGCCAGATGGCCCACGTTAAGCGCCACGCCGAACGCCAGGAAGCCCAGGCCGCGTTACGCGAGTCTATCGCCTGGTGGGCTGGATATCAGCGCGCTATGGGCCGACCGGATTCGGAAAGTTACCGCCGCTTTTTCTTCGCCTTCGGGGTCGACGTATTGACCGCCCAGGCACTCAACACCCGCGAGGCTATTAACCTGGCCGGACGGATTAACGAACACTTAGGAGGGTTACAAAATGCCGTTAATTAACCAGGATATAGGGCTCGTTAAAATGGCCGAGTTATACGGGCTTAAGCGCCGTTTCTTCGGCTTGGAATCGAAACGCTCATTAGCGAAAAGGGTAGTTAATAAACTGCGGGAGCAAAGCCCGTTAACTCAACTATTCGAGGGTCTTAGTAAGGCCTTCGAGCCGCGCGTCTGCGTACGTGAGGAATACCAGGAGATAGAAACCCCGCCGTACTATATCGATAATGGGGTCGCTATCGAACTACCCGGGCCTATGCAATTGCTTAAGGTCTGGAAGTTCCACTATAGCGACGGGACGACCGAACAATTAGTCCAGACGGGGGCCTTATGAACTTAAACCAATGGGCTATTAAATGGGGCATACCTTACGAGGCCCTGGAAGATTTACGCCGGGAATTCGGGCTCGTTAACACCGACCCGCAGCCGAAAGTAGGGGAAAGCGAGGCGGCTATCCAGACCCGCGTACGCCTGGAAGCGAGCCGTAAAGGCCTCCGCGTGTGGCGTAATAACGTCGGCGCCTGTATGGACGAGAACGGTAACTTTATCCGCTACGGCCTGGCTAATGACTCTAAGCAGATGAACGACCTAATTAAGTCGTCGGACCTTATCGGTATCCGCCCCGTGGTTATCCAGCAAAGCCACGTAGGGCAAGTTATCGGCCAGTTCGTCGCGCGCGAGGTTAAGGCCGGTACCTGGTCATATACCGGTACGAAACGGGAGGAAGCACAACTTAAATTTTTGGAGCTGGTGGCGGCCCTGGGCGGCGACGCCGCGTTCGCTAACTGCGAGGGCTCGTTATGAATAATTGCCCGAAATGTAACTCCGAGGCCCTGGTCCGTCTATCGAGCCAGCCGCCGGTAGTATCAAACAATAGGGACCGCAGGAAATGACTATCTACGTAACACCATTTAACGGCACCACTAAAGAAACGACCGGGCCGTCGACCGATTCAGGCTTCGAGACCCTGGAAGCAGTCGTCGAGGCTATGGGGCCGCCGGCCGTAACCTATAAGGCCCTGGTAATTTATGGCGAGGGAGAGGACCGCGTCGTCTTCTCTAAAATTATATTCCGTATTGACGAACCCGGCACTAAGGGTTAGTATCTCTACGTTAACCAGCAGATTAAGGTATTAGACAATGAAGCGAGAACACGTAAAGGAAACCGCTGTTGCCATGGTGCGAGAAGCGGGCCTTATTAACCTTTCACGCCGCGAGTTATGCGACCGCGCGGGTATTCCGGACGGGTCCTTCCCGCACGTTATGGGCTGCAATTTTGCCGACTTTGTCGAGGAGTTGCGCGAAGATGGCGTCGAGCAATCATTCGCCGCAGTAAGTAAGCGGCGCGCTAACCCAGCGCTACGTAAAGACTATATTCTCGCCGTAGCCGTGGATATGGCTAAGGGCGTCGGGTACCATAAACTTACCCGCGACGCCGTCGCAGAGAAAGCCGGGGTATCTATGGGCCTGGTTACTCGTTACTTCGGGACTATGAAACAATTGCGCCGCGACGTTATGCGCCGCGCGATTAAGGAGAATATCCCCGAGATTGTCGCCCAGGGCCTAGCCAATGGCGACGACCACGCTAAGAAGGCGCCGGCAGAGCTTAAAGCCATAGCCGCGACAATGTTAGCGAATTTCTGAGGGGGTTTTAATGCAACAATTACCGGACGCGCTACGCCCGCTAGCCGCGTACCGACAGTTTATTCTATTTAAACTCGTCTGGGACGAAGCAAAGCAGGGATATAGAAAAATTCCAATAAACCCCCATACGCTTTTAGCGTACCCGAAGGGTGGCGACTGGCAGAAGGACCCGAACAGCACGACTGACGCGGAGACCGCTATCTCGCTGGCGGCTACGGCTGGTAACGAGTACGGCGTCGGGTTTCTTTTCACGCCTAACGACCCGTTCTTCTTCGTCGACCTGGATAAATGCCTTAACCCGGACGGCGCGACCTGGTCCGCCGTTGCTATGGATATCCTGGGGCGCCTGCCTGGTGCAGCCGTCGAGGTCTCGCAATCGGGGCGCGGCTTGCATATCTTCGGCGTCGGTACGGTACCGGAGCATTCGAACAAAAATACCGCCCTGGGGCTCGAACTGTATACCGAGTGGCGATTCGTTGCCCTTACCGGTACCAATGCCATAGGGAACGCTTCCGTAGATTGTTCGGCGACTATGCCCGCGCTGGTGGATAATTATTTCCCCGCTAAGGTAACCCAGGCCGGCGACGAATGGACGACGGAGCCGTTAGCCGAATGGAACGGGCCGGAAGACGACGACGAACTTATCGAAAAAATGCTCGCTACTCAAAGCGCCGGCGGCGTCTTTGGAGGTCGTAGCACGTTCGCGGCGCTATGGGAGGGGGACGAAGACGCGCTCGCGCAATCATACCCGGACCCGGAAGGCCACAGGGCGTACGACGGTAGCAGCGCAGACGCGGCACTCGCGCAGCATTTAGCATTCTGGACCGGTAACCATTGCGACCGTATGTTCCGCCTAATGTGGCGTTCCGGCCTGGTCCGCGATAAGTGGGAGCGGGAAGACTACCTTATCCGTACGATTAGCCGCGCCGTAAGCCTGCAGGAAACCGTATATACCGCAGGGCGCCGGGAAGTCGATAACACTATCGCGGAGGCCTACGGGGCGCCTAAGTTGCGCGCCAGTAGTGACGCCCAGCGAAACTACGCCGAGCACGTCCGCGCCCTTAAACTGCAGGAGGCGACCGAGGAAGAAGCTAAGCGCCTATGCAGTAGCAGCGGGGCGAATGCCTCGGCTAAATTCTGGCTCGATAACCAGGAGCGTACGCCGGCCGAGCTGGTGGCTATGGTTACCCCGGTCGAGAAAGCAGGCGACCCCCTGGGCAACGTCGAAAGCGGCCCGCAGATAGTCGCCGGCCACCAGTATTTAGGCGCTACCCTGCAGCTCGAACACTTCGCCGGCTGCGTCTATATCCAGGATATGCACCGTATTTTTACGCCGTCCGGCTCGCTGCTTAAGTCGGAGCAATTTAACGCGACCTACGGCGGGTACGTCTTCCAGATTGACGAGACGGGCGATAAGACGACGCGCAAAGCCTGGGAGGCCTTTACCGAGTCCCAGGTCGTACGATATCCGAAAGCCGAGTCTATGTGCTTCCGTCCGGAAATGCCGACCGGCGCGCTAATACGCGAAGAAGGCCGGGTCCTGGTTAATACCTACGTACCGTTAGAGACACCACGCCAGCAAGGCGACGTTACGCCGTTCCTGGGCCACCTGGCCCGCGTCCTACCGAACGAGCAGGACCGCGCTATCCTTCTGGCCTTTATGGCTGCCTGCGTCCAGCATAAGGGCGTTAAATTCCAGTGGGCGCCGCTACTGCAGGGTACCGAGGGTAACGGTAAAACACTCTTTACCCGTTGCGTCGCTTTCGCTATCGGTAAGCGCTATACGCACTACCCGAAGGCCGCCGATATCGATAACAAGTTTAACGGCTGGCTGCTTAATAAGTTGTTTATCGGGGTCGAAGATATCTACGTCCCAGACCACCGCCGCGAGGTTATCGAAACGCTTAAGCCTATGATTACCGGCGGCGACGGTCTGGAAATCCAGCTTAAGGGCGTGGACCAGATTACGGCCGACGTCTGCGCTAATTTTATGCTTAACTCGAACCATAAGGACGCTATCCGGAAGACTCGAACCGACCGACGATTCGCCGTTTTCTATACGGCCCAACAGAACGAACAGGACCTCGCGCGCGACGGTATGACGGGCGACTATTTCCCGAACTTATACTCGTGGCTTCGAGACCGGGGCGGCTACGCTATGGTGGCGGAGTACCTGGCTACGTATGCAATACCGGACGAGCTTAACCCGGCTACTCGCTGCCACCGTGCGCCAGAAACCACGAGTACGAGCGAAGCGATACACGCGAGCATGGGCGGGGTAGAGCAGGAGATTTTAGAGGCTATCGAAGAAGGTCGAGTCGGTTTTGCTGGCGGGTGGGTGTCTTCCGTAGCGGTCGAAAGGTTACTGCAGCAGATACACGCGACCAGGGCGATACCGCACAATAAGCGCCGCGAGTTACTGCAATCGCTCGGCTATGACTGGCACCCGGCGCTAACGAATGGCCGCGTAAATAACCCGATACCGATAGACGACAATAAGAAGCCGCGCCTATTCATTCGTAACGGGCATATCTCGGCGAACTTATCGAGCCCTGCAGAAGTGGCCCGCGTCTACCAGGAAGCCCAGGGGGCACCGTCGGAGAACGTCGGGAAGGCTTCCCAGGTATTCGGGGGGTCGTAATGTGTCAAAAGATACCGTACGAGGACCGCGCGGCCGCCCTGGCCGACGCGGACTATATCCGAAAACAGCGCCGCTACTTCTCTAAGAACCTGGGGAAGACGGCGAAATCTGGACGAAAACTAAGGCCGTACCGGTGTCCCCGGTGCGGCTTTTGGCATTTAACGACCCGTAAAAAATAATTCGTTATTTGTTGTTGACGGCTTCGTCAATATAGAATAATATTAACTCAACGCTAACGAATTGAACGGAACCGCTACCATGATTAAATTTAATAAGTACAACGTAACCGACACGGAAACCAAAGTTAAGGCGCGCGTCCACTACTCAGTAGACAACCGTATCGACGGCCGTAAGTGCGTTACTATCTACGCGAAAGACTACGACCGTAAGCTCGGCGAAATCTTCGCGGAGTACCGTAACGAGACGGATACGCAAACCGACTATTTCGATAAGGGGCACGTCGACTTATTCGAGGACCACCCGATATATAACGCAGCCCGCGAACGAGCAGAGGCGGCATAATTTAACCCGGCGGCCTCGTGCCGCTTTTTTTGCATACGGAGATTATAAAACCATGACTACAGGAAATTGCGAATACTGCGGGCGCTGGGATAGCTCGCTCGATACGGGCGTCTGCCCGGAGTGTAAGCGCCGGTACAAGGCGTACGGCATTGGCTCGCAGGTTATCGGTATCGCCGGGCCTGCGGGCGTAGGGAAGGATACGGCCGCCGATTACCTAGTCGGCCAGCTCCCCCAGTACCGTAAGGTAGCGTTCGCGGACCCGCTTAAAGAAATGCTACGTACAGGCCTAAGCCTGGACGCCGCGCAGCTTTACGGGAACGATAAGGAAACTATCGACCACCGCTACGAATGCAGCCCGCGCCATATTATGCAGACGCTCGGGACCGAGTGGGGGCGCCAGCTTATCCACCCGGATATATGGGTCCGCGCCCTGGCCGCTCGTATCGGCGCCGCCCCCGTGGTTATATCGGACGTCCGCTTCCAGAACGAGGCAGACTTCGTACGCGAACGCGGCATCCTTATCCACTTAACGGGGCGGGGCGGTATAGGCCAGTGCCACCAGTCGGAATTAGGCCTCGATGCAATGCCGGGCGATATCACTATCGCAAACGACGGCGACCTTAAGAAACTATACGGAGCGCTTTATAATGCCGTTATCGCTTGAATACGACGGGCTACGGCTCGAATCTACCAGCCTGGGCGACGTACTGCGCCAGGCGTTCGAAATCCACGGGGCGGCGCAGGTTAAGCGCTGCGTAGGCTATAAGGGGGCATGGTATGCCTGGATATAATGGGCCTTGCAAAGCGCGGCAATATAGCGACGAAATGCACTGCGGCCGGTGCGGCCTGGTATGGGACGTTAACGACCCGGAGCCGCCTACGTGCCGTACGAAATCCGACCTTAAACGCGAGAAAGGCCGGGAGAAAATAGCCGAACTACGGGGGGGGGCCTACGTAATGGCAGAAGGTAAGCACCCGACGTTAGGTAACGTAATGCACTCAGAGACCGAAGCCGAGGCCATACGTAAGCGTAACGAGCGCCAGGCGACGGAGGAATCCAGACGAAAACGAGAAGTACGCCGGGCTATTGAGCTGCGCCAGGAAGCAAAGGAGGCCGGTATCGATTATAGGGAGCTGCTATAGTGGACGCCGAAGACTTAGAGCAGCTAAAAGCCCGACTTATACAGGCCGCCAACGCGGCCGACATATCCACCGCCGAAGCGCTGGCCGAACTGGTCAGCGCTTTTCTTTTGTCTGATACCGACGCGCCGGGCCATGTTTACGGCCTAGAATTCGTTAAATTACTTGTAAGTGACGAGTCCGTCAGCACCGAGGCGGCACCGTAGCCGCTTCGAGGTCTGCAGCTAGCCGCTACGGGATACCCAACCCCCAACCCTAAAAAGTAGTACGGGTTACGCTATAGCCCAGTGCTGGCGCGGGTTTCAGCGTTTCGCCACCCCCCACCCCCCGCCGTTTATATTCCCCGTACCTTACTCCCGTTATCCCCCGCGTAGCCGCTACGCTCCCCGCGCCGCTATCTCTATATACTATCCTTTCTATTATTTATAATTTCTATATTTAATTAAGTATAAAGGGTAGTAGTAGTAAAAAGGCAGTAAAAACAACGCTTTACGCTATCCCTAACTTAAGGGTATTTACGGTAACTAGTAAGGGTGGTAGAGTTACACTGTAATAAACGAGCAGAAAGAGGGCGTAGCCGTGGATTTAATAAGAGAAACTATTCGGTATGACGGGGGGAAAGGCCGCCTTGTCTGGGCGCGTTCCCGTGGTTTTATCCGTGCCGGAGAGGTAGCGGGGGGAATGGTTAACGGAGCTATGTACGTTACGCTGGACGGAACGCGGTACTTAGCGAAGGATATCGTAT